CGCTGCAACAATACAGACCACTTGCTAGTACATTTGTTAAGCCATAAAGGACTTTGATTTAATACATCTAATATAGATGTGATAGCTTCTTTTACATTAGTAGCTTCTTTCATTTTATAAGTTGTTCTCATTTTTATATTTTTTAAATTAAACTTTGTTTTAATTATTGCCCATTAAAATAGTAGTGTCAACTTACAGTACTTCGTTTTCTAGCCCGTCCATATACTGAATACGATTCATTACCAACCTTTTGAGTTTTTACGTCAAACCTTTATTTGAACGTGATAATGCCACTTGCTTCGCTTGAGTTTATATATTATCACAGTGCCTAATCCCGTCGTTTAACTTTGCCTAATACTTCGCCAAGTATTACAATAACATAATGTTATTCTGTTTTATAAAGCGTCTGACTAAGTTAACCCTGACCGCTAGGGTGCGCGTCTAGTTTCCTATATTAAAGCTTCGTTTTCTACTATTTCAATGAACAATTATGCAGCAAATATACAACAAAATATATTACTTACTAACAACTTTATTATCAAAGTTATTAACAATTACAATGTTAACAATATAAAATTATTATTGTTTTGTAGTATATTGGTATTAAAATAAAAAGATATTGCATTAGAACGCTTTAAAATGCGTTATAAGGCTATTGCTAATACGATAATTATAATTAAGAAATACAGAATATATAGTTTAGCTTGTTCTGACATTACAATGGCATTAATAAATTAAGCGGGGTTTTACCGTTATTTAAGACTACAGCACAACCAATAGCAGGTCTTTTACCATACTTTGCATAAGCCATAGCATATGCTTTGTGATTTATTCCGCAGCCTACCTGTGTTCCGAAGACTCTAAACTTTTTACCGACATAATGTTCAGTATAGCATTGTGTATGAAGATGACCTTGTACTGTGTTCATCATATCAGCACGGCATTTGGTACGAGCTGTACCGCCTTCCCCGTGTATATATTGAACGTCATCTTGTTCGTATCGTTCTACAAAGTTCCAATCAGGTGTTTCTAATACTTCTTTGTAAGATTTAATCCATTTACTAGGAATTGAGCTTGTTTGAGCTTTACGCATTATGATCCTATCGTGGTTGCCGATCACTACAGTAGCTAAAGGAAAAGCATCACGCCACCTAGAAATACGCTTTATAGCATATTCAAGTTCTTGCAATCCACCCATCCCGTCTGCTGACGTTTCGTGGTAGCTGGAAAAATGATTATCTATAACATCTCCAATAAATACAACTTCAGTACAGTTATATTCATAATATTTTTCTAAACACCAATCAAGATAACCGTCTAAACAAAAAGGCTCGTGCAAATCACCAATAACTAAGACGTTTCTGATTTCAGTTGCTCTAATCTTTTGTAAAGCGATTATCTCGTGAGGTTTAAGTCTGAATCTATTATTTGCTTTCTTTTCCAAAGTCTGCTGCTGATTGTCCTAATAACATAGCTAAACAAGAATACCAAATTTTAGAAACTGCATCTTCATCAGCACCTAAAAAATTTGCTACCATAGGTATAACTATAGATGATATACCTAGCCATACTTTTTTTGATTTCAATAATTGTGTTAAAATGTAATTCTTCATATTATTTATTTTTGATTATTAGTTTTATATTTTCTCCGCCTAAATTAACTATTTCTTTTATTAGTAAATCCATAGCTAATCTAGAGTTTCCAACAAAGTCTTGTTCACGAGTTTGACCGACTAGAATACAACCTCTAGTATGTTCAGGTTTATTCCCTCTATGGAATAGTATATAATCCCTATTAGGAACGTCTTGTACTAATAAATGAATGTATTCTCTTGTTGCTGATTCTCTAGGTAGTCTAATTCTGACTCCATATTCTCCGACAGGAATGCAAGATATACTTCTTTCATTATCAATATAAGGATTTTCTAAAGTGTCGCAAAACTCCTCACCATTAACATAAAGTTTACCAATAGTGCTTTTATTAGTAAATGTATCTCTTAAAATTAATAAGTTAATTGTACTCAAATTAGATGTAGTAAGTTTTGTAGATTTTACACCCTTTGACTTCGTGAACAAATTCTTTTCTGACTTTTGCTCCTCTATCTTTTTCTTTTTTGTACTTAGGGTTTTTACTGTTGAGTTTACGCTTTTTCACTTATCACAATTTTTACACCAACCAAAGCAAATAAACTTTCCTGTTAATCTATATATTATTTTACATATTATGTTTTTCATCTATTTTTCTTTTTTAAATTTAACAAATTTGTATATTGTAAAAACAATTGCCAAAGACAATGATATAAAAGTTAATATCTCATTAGCTTCGACTAAGGATATACCTATAGCTGTACTATTTGCTATTCCTACTTGTAGTGTGTCTTGTACTTCTTTCATTAGTTTTAGTTTTATTATCCAAGTAAGACTTCAACTTAGTAATGTTAATTGTTTTAGGTTTATAGTATTTTTTCATTAAGTTAAGTCAGGTGTTAAAAAATCACGTAAAGTTAATTTAGTTCCTCTTTGCATAGGTCTTTCTAAATTCATTCCATTATAGTATGCGTTTGAATCAGGATTAACGTCTGCACCTGAATTTTGATTGTATTCTGGAAAGCTTGATATATTGTTTTTAATATACTCAATCAATCTTTCTGTATAGTATTCCGCAGTATTTCTCACTTCTTCTCTAAGGTGTTGTGCTTCTTCTGTACTTAAAGCATTTCCTGTTTCTGAGGTTTTAGAATATATATTTCCATTTTCTATCTTAAATCTAAGAAATGGTATAGCGTGGTAAAATGCCCAATTTGGAAGCATATCCCCAATATAGTCATCTACTAAAGTTTTATAGGCAGCGTTAGCAACATCACCTATAGTTCCGTTTTTTATAAGAGTTTTAAGCTTGTCGTTTAACTCAGTACCTAGTTTTGTTTCTACATAAAGCTTTTGTGCTTGTCTTACATAAGGAAGTAATAGATTAACGTCAACATTTAAGTTGATTGCTGTTGAATCTTTTAATTTGCTTTCTGATATGAATAATACGTATGCCATATTTATATATTTTATCTAGGTAAAAACCCTTCGTTTTCCATTCGTTTTGGTGGTCTTGCAACTAAAGTGTCATTTCTTTCTGCTGTAAAACCTTCTGATAGTGCTTTTGTGTACCCTATCATTTCGTCATCTTCTATATTGTCTTTATAGTAAACTGAGTCATCATCTGATACAGGTGCTTTGTAAATTTGTCTAAGCCAAAAATGATGACAATTACCACCACCTTTGTAAAGCCATATTGAATAAGTTGCTGCACCTCTAGGGCCCCAACCAGGATTTACAGCCTGACTTCCCATTCTTATTATATCTTCTTTACGGTAAACTTTTTCCGCGTTCATCATTATACCGCAAAAATCTCTTGTAGGGCCTTCTTGTGTTAAAAAATTATCTTTTGTATAAACATATCTAACTTTATAAAATGCTGTCTTATCTTTATTTAATCCGTCTTGCTCACTTCTTGCGTTAGGGTATGCTCTTCCTGTTGACGCTAATTCAAGTTTTTGACTAACTCTTTTATTTAATTCTTTTTCAAAATCAAAATCTCTATGTTCACCGTCAACTATTTCTTCATCAACTAATTCATAACCTTCAGGAATATCTTCTCCAAATGCGTCAATAAATTTTTCTAAAGTTGCAAACTTATTTTCTTTATTTGCATTAATAGGAACACAATTAGGTACTTCCCTTCCGTCTTTTATTTTTGTTCCTATAGCTTCATAACCAGGCTGACACGGGTTCGGCTCTATAAATTCTTGACTACAATTACACTTTTGTAAGTTAGTTGCTTCATCGTGTCCTGTACAAGCCATATACACAGTTTCTCCTTCTAACTCGTGTTCGTGATAGCCTTCGCACCCAATTGTCTTAGCGTGTGCTTCAGCTTCTTCTATTGTGCTAAATACAGGTTGTCCGTCTATCATTCCAACTCTTGCAAATGCTATTTCTTCTTCTTGTGTTTTTTCATCATCTCCTAATGGTGGCAAGCCTAAAGACTCTCTAATTTCGTCTTGCGTCATTACTTCACGTACTGTCTTAGAATCAAATTGTACAGTAATAGGTTTTAACTGAACAAAACCAACTTCTAAATCCATATTGTTTACAGAGAATATAGTTTGTAAAGTATTTAAAATGTTAAGTTGGTATGGCCTTACCACTGTATTGAGATAAAAGTTAGCAGCGTTAATCAATTCGTCTGTATTGCTAGAAAAACCATTTGTGCTGTCAATACCCATTAATGTTTTAGATGTCACTCTATGAGCTGTTAGAATGTTCTGTACTAATAGTTCTTGGAGTGCTAAATACTGTTTGTCTGCGTTAGATACGCTTATTGGGTTTATTTCAGGTGTTCTCGTTCTATCGTCTGAGAACGTCAGAATGAATTTACCACTGTTTTTTGCACCAGTAAATTTATCTGTTAAACTTTGTTCAATTTGAAATCTTTCTTCTTGTGTCGGGACCCCATTAGCGAAGGAAATAAAGTATGAACCACTGAACCCATTCTCTATATTGTTAAGATGAAATTCTGCAACTCTTTGATCCACAAGAGCCCAATTACACCCAGCAAGATAATCTGGAGTGTGGTATATGTCCATATTAGGACTGTAAGAACCTGTGTAAATAAGTTGACTGCTTGCTGTTCTGTCTTTTTCGTTAAATGCTGCTATAGCATACGGCTTGTGCATTCTGGTATTTGACCAATCAGCACTAATAAAATATGTGTCTACAATACCCATTTCGTTAGGTCTGCCTGCTCGTACTCTTTC